TAACGTTAGGTAAGAAATTATGGAATGTTGATTTACAATATTACATCAGCAATCAATTAATATAATGGCTTGGGAAACAGGAAATCAACTTTCGCGCAGAGGCGACGACGACTTTAACAAAAAACTTGGAGAGATTAAAGGTTTTATTGAAGAGAAGGAAGCTAAATTATTGTTGTATGAATTTTTAAGAGAAAATATAACATTCACTGCTGACTTGGTGAGCGGCGTGCAATTGTTTCCCTTTCAGCATATGGCAATCAAGGCTATGTTCGAGACAGATTACTTTATGGGCGTGTGGAGTCGGGGTATGAGTAAATCATTCACCACCGCAATTTATGCATATCTTGATGCGTTATTAAATCAAGGGGTTGAGATTGGTATACTTTCTAAATCATTTCGTCAGGCAAAAATGATCTTTAAAAAAATAGAAGATATTGCCAGCAAGCCAGGCGCTGCATATCTTTCACAATGCATCACACACAAATCAAAAAGCAATGATGAATGGTTGCTAGAAATTGGAAGCAGTAGAATTCGTGCATTGCCACTTGGTGACGGTGAGAAGCTTCGTGGTTTTCGTTTTCATAGAATCATCATCGATGAGTTTGCGCTCATGCCCGAGCGTATTTATAATGAGGTTATCATACCATTCTTGAGTGTTGTGGAAAATCCAACACAACGAGAATCATTGTATAATTTAGAAACCGATTTAATTGATCAAGGCAAAATGAGTGAAGATGATCGACACGTCTGGAAAAACAATAAACTTATAGCTCTTTCTTCTGCAAGTTATAAATTTGAGTATATGTACAAAGCATATGAACAGTTTGAAAGTTTGATACGAAGTGGTAGCACAAAACAAAGCGAAGCTCATAGGGTAATAATGCAATTTAGTTATGATTGCGCACCAAAACAGTTGTACGATCAAAATCTATTGAGTCAGGCGAAGTCAACAATGAGTCAGAGTCAGTTTGATCGAGAGTTTGGATCGATATTCACTGATGATAGTAGTGGATACTTTAAAACATCCAAAATGGCATCTTGTACACTCAAGGAGGGTGAGTCTCCGAATATAGAAGTTTGCGGTGAGGTTGGTGCAAAATATATTCTTGCATTTGACCCTAGTTGGGCAGAAAGTGAAAGCAGTGATGACTTTGCAATGATGGTTCTCAAATTGAATGACGACAAAAAAATAGGAACTGTTGTTCACAGCTACGCACTCAGCGGAACAAATTTAAAACAACACATTTTTTATTTTTATTATTTGCTTACTCATTTTAATATTGTATCTGTTGTTGGTGACTATAATGGAGGCGTACAATTTATCAATGCATGCAATGAAAGTAGTTTATTCAAGAAAAACAAAATAAACATCAAGTGCCTAAACACAAACTTTGATGATTTGGAACACTATCAAACAAAATTGATAGAAGGAAAGAAAGAATATAATTTAGAAGATAAAACAATTTGTTATCTGCGAAAGCCTACCAGTCAATGGATACGATTAGCAAATGAATTGTTGCAAGCAAATTTTGATCATCATCGAATCTTCTTTGCAAGCCGCGCGATTGACGATGCATACAATGAACAACGCAACAAAAAGATACCCATTCAAGACATCAAGTTTCTGAGAACATCTCAGAGTTTAGAGCGTCAAACAAATGCTGCAAAAATGATCGACTTTGTGGAACATCAATTTGACATGATGAATTTAATCAAGACACAATGTTCACTTGTTCAAATTACGACCTCTGCAAGTGGCACACAAAATTTCGACTTGCCACCAAGTTTGAAACGTCAAACAGGTCCCGAGAAAGCAAGAAAAGATAGTTATTCTGCATTAATACTTGGCAACTGGATGGTTAAATTGTATTATGATATGATGAACGCAAAAACAGAGAATGTTGATTATAGCTTTACTCCCATGTTTATAAAGTGAGTGTACCTTTTGTTTAAATGTCTAAAGAATATAAATACACAACAACTTTTGATAGCGTAGTTTTCGCATCAAGTGATATTGAGAATTCAAATATCAGCAAAGCGTCCCTTGATTCACTCAAGCCTTTGATTCCTCAAAATATAGATCTTGACCGAAACATCGACCTGCTTGGCGTAGCTTTCAACGCAGCAGTAGTAAATAAATTTAATAAAAATGGAGACGGAATTGCCAGCGAAGCAGCTGTAGCAATAAAAGATTACTTCGTTCACAAGCCAACCAATATAGAGCATGATCGCGATAGAATTGTTGGACACATTGTATCTGCTGGATTTTCAAGATATGATGATTCATCTGAATTGATGAGCGATGATGAAGCTTTAATTACCGAAGGCGCTTACAATATCGCACTTGCCGCAGTAGTCTACAAAACAGCAAGTAAAGAGTTTGCTGATCTTGTGGTCAACTCAACTGATGCAGATAGCGATTATTATCAAACTGTTTCCACGAGTTGGGAAGTTGGTTTTAATGATTATGTAATCTCTGTTGGTGGAGATGATCTTCACGAATCTACAATTGTTTCAGATCCTCAAGAGATTGAAGCATATTCTCCTTATTTAAAATCTTTGGGCGGAAAAGGAACATTGAAAGACGGTCGAAAAGTTAATCGCTTGATTGTTGGTGAGATATATCCATTGGGAATAGGTTTCACTTCCAACCCTGCGGCAGATGTAAAAGGTTTGGTCACTCAACAAGGTGAACCCAAGACTGCAGCATCCAGCAGAAATGAACCAATCGACAAATTAATAACAAAAAGTAAAAAAACTTCCCATTCCTCTCAGGAAAATGTACTAAACAAAGAAACCAATAATAATACTATTATGGACAAAGACACAATCATAAATGAATTCCGAGCAGCTTTAGACGAAAAGCTTGGCAACCAAGATTTCTCTGAAGAGAGCGTCGCAAGCATCTCAAAAGTGTTTATCGAGGCTATCCGCGAGAAAGGCGAACAATACGTTGCTGATCTTGAAAAGGCTAAAGCTGAAAAAGACGAAGCTGTTCAGGCTCAAAATTCTCTTCAAGAGAAAATGGGCGAAGTTGAGCAGCAACTACAATCCACTCAAGAAAAGCTTTCAGCTCTCGAACAAGAGAATACTGCTCGCGAATCTGAAGTTCGTTTCAATGCCCGCATGGAGTTGTTGAACGAAATCTATGACCTCGACGAAGAGGATTCCAAGATCGTAGCATCTGAACTTACTGACCTTGACGAAACTGAAGAAAGTTTCGCTGGTTATCAAGAAAAGCTTGCCAAGGTTTGGAAACATAAAAACAAAGAATTTATCGCTGCCGAGCAAAAGGCATTCGAAGATCGCGTAGCTGCAGAAGTTGCAAAGCGTCTCGAAACAGTCGAAGCTGCGACAGAAGAAAAAACAGAAGTTGAAGTTGCACAAGCATCCGAAATTCAAGAAGAGGTAGAAGCTACAGAAGAAACTTCCGACGAAGTATCTGAAGCTCTTGATTCTCTTGAAGTTGAAGAAGCTGCTGTAGTAAACAACAACGAAAGTTCCTCCGAGGGAGACTCACTTCGTGATCGTCTTTCTAGGACTTTCAAAGAATCTGTTAAAATTTCATACTAATATATAGAAAGAAAAAAATTATGGCAAAAAGAATACTACCATACCGTGACTACAGTGAACATGACGTTTTGAATTTGTTCTCTTTAGATACATCTACTGAAGCAGCTGGCTTTGCTGGTTGGACAGAAGTTGCATCTGGAGATCATGATTCTGGTGTTGTGGTCAAAGTAAAAACAGGTGAACTGCCCGGTGATCTGCCTGGTGGACTTAGTGAGCATGCTTCTGGCGATGAGCTTAGAAAGTATCTCGGAGCAAGTCCAACAAGTGCACACATCGGATACAATGCATACCCCTATAACGGTATGACAGTTGAACCTGCTGGCGTTGGCGACGTGGCTGTTGGAATCACATTGCGTGAAACCTTGGCTTACGACGAAAATGGAGAAAAACTTCTCTATTACAAACAAAAATTGGACGAAGCTCAAGCAGTTCTTCCCGGTCAAACAGTTCCTGTTTTGACAAGAGGGTTAGTTCTTCTTGATGTATCGGCTTTTGCAGCTGCTCCTAGTATTGGGGATAATTTACAAATCTCTGCTACAGACGGCAAACTCGAAGGAGACGCTGCTGGAACATTGGGGTCTGTAATTGCAAAAAGCGGATCAGATAAGTTTCTCTGCAAGATCAGCTTCTAAGAAAGGAAATTTAATATAATGAAAATTACTTTAGAAAAGACACCCGAGCAAGCCGAGCTTATCAAAGCTATGGCTTCGAAGAATCGCGATGTTGCCTATGAAGCTCAAACTGCTTTGGCTGAATTTATCGGTCCAGTTTTGGCAGAAGTTGTTAATACAGCTCCTACAGTAAGCAACATGTTTACTAGTCTTCAGTTCAACAGTGACGAGAGCCCAAGTATTCCTTTGGATCTTTATCACGACATTACTGACGAAGATTACATCCAAGTATGGAGTC